GGGGGCGCAAAGCTCCGAGTGTATAATCCTGCGGGGTACCCCGTGAGCGACGGGTGGGGCGTGGTAGAGGGACCACATTATCCGAAACCTCACCGTTGGTGGGCGAAGGTATTTGTGGAGGACGGCGTGGTAGTGGAGGTAAAATCATGAGCACAGGGAACACCATGCCCAATATCATATCCCTTGGTTTCGGCGACTACACCACACTACAGGAAAAGCTACAATCCTGCGAGGATGAGCGTATAGGTTGTACAGTGTTTACCGGGTTTGCCCCCGAGACTATCAGCCACCCGTGGGTGGTCGCATACGGCCCACCGGTTACTATCGGTGAAATGCTATCCCCGCACGCTGCTGTCCGCGGGATGGTCTACGTGGGATGGTATGATCCTGACAATGAGACGTACACCTGGGAGACGGTCCGGTTGTTTCATTCATGGGACAATGCGGCGGTATTTGGGAAGGAACACGGTCAAAAAGCGATATATAATATCGTCACCGGGGAGAAAATGTGGCTATGAGACTCGAAAACGTTCTGCACGGTACCATCGCCGTTGCTATCGTAGTGTGCGCGTTGCTGTCGGCCGTTATTGGAGGCTATTATGGGTAAGTACGTTCTCGTTTGCCGCGCCCCGGGATATACCCGGCAGGAAAGTCCTATCCTTAACAGTGCCAGCGTAGCGCGGGCGTTGCTACCGCAGAGTGTCGGTTATTACACCGCAAGGGGATACGTAGCGACCGCGCAGGATCGGAATACCGTGGCGCTACACGATAAAGCGGGCCTGCAGTTCGGCGTAATACGGGTGGAGGAGATTGCGTGATGAGTACATTACACGGGGTACCAGTGGAGGAAATTCGTGATAACCTCTCCCGACGGTACGGGCGCAGTTTGGCGACTGAGGAATTATGGCAAGCCGGGTTAGTGTGGTACCGTGATGCCCGGGACGAGGTTGTATCCGCAATAACGGATATAGTAGGGGTAGCGCCCGATAATGCCGGAATAGCACGGGGCGCCGAATGCCTCGCTATCCTATCCCCTCGGTGCCCATGGGAGGTTAATCTTGCGGCATTTCGGTCGCTCCTACGGCAGGATGGGCCGGTCGCTCAGGTCTCGCCCCGGAACTTCTGGAAGGCCCATAAACACTGGTTGTGGGGCGATGAGCGTATCACCACCCGCAAGGTGGCCACCTTCGCCACCGGGGTACGCCGAGGGGGGGAGACGCAGGCAGTCTGTCTTGACACACATATGTTGCGGGCGGCGCTTGGCCGGGAACCGTCGGAGTTGGAATTAGGGAGGCACTTCCGAAATACCGCAGGGTGTTACGACACCCTCGCCGACATTGTGAGGGGTTTGGCCCAGCAGGAGGGGATATACCCCGCACAATACCAAGCGATTGTGTGGTTGGTTCAGAGAGGCTGAGGGGTTTTTAGAATGAAGCGCATTATGCCCCGCAAACCTTCGCGCAGGGTGCGCATGAAGCACCCCGAACGGCTGAAAGCCGTTTGTCGAATCATCCGGCAAACGAAACGACAAGAGCGAATATACCGCTAAAGACATAAAATCCTCCTGCCGATAACTAAGGCAGGAGGATTTTCACTATGTATACACTCACGATATACCGCATAGCTTACGCCGACGGAGGATGGTACGAGACAGCAGACCACACAGCGGGGGCGATAGCCCGAATAGAAGGAAGGTTGCTCAAGAGGTACGAAACAACGGGGAGGTTGCCCGCCCGAGACGCCAGCAGCAAGGCATACCGTACCACACCACGCGAAAAATAATCTTGACAACAGGGTCACTCCTGTGGCATACTATTTGCGCAGGAGGAACCCAGAATGTACCAAGTGGTAGTCAACGGAGAAATTATCGTTGTTTGTTCGTCCCCATCGTGGGCGCAGGAAATCGCCGAGAAGCTCGGCGGGAAGGTAGTATCAAAATGAAACTCATGTTTGTCCACTTCGATAGCGAAAACGTCGCACCCATCGGCGAAGCTGAACGGGCCATACCAGAAACGATAGACGCACACCTTGAGGCGTGGAAAGGCAACAACGACACCCTGACATTCGTGCGTACCGAGGAGTATCAGGGACACCAGATGATGGTATTCGAAGCGCACTATCCTGAGTGGGAGTATAGCCCCACCACACGATTCGGGCTGTACTTCGACAAGGAGGCAGGAGAGTGAACACTAACTTTACTGTGACCATGCATGTTTTCGATCCACACGACGGTGAATGGAGGGTTACCGAAGGGGTGCCATTCCGATCCGCCTATCGCTACGGATTGGCGGTGGGCCCACGGTTCTTTTACAACCGGGTAGAGCGTATTATAAATTTCCGGGAGAAACCACGGCGCTATCGTGGCCAGGGAAAAGTCATCGTTCTTGCTTGGTAGCAAGAGGGAGGAGAAGGGGTAGGGATACACTCCCTACCCCTTCTTTTTTTATAACCCTATCAAACCGGTTAAATACAGACCAAAATAACCCGCGCGTAGGGTAACACCACCAGAGGACCAGAGGACCCTCCTTGGGCGTTGTGGAGTCTCCTGGGGGCATCCGTGATACAGGGAGAGAGAACCCAAACCTCCGGGTATCGCCCCGTCCAAGAGCCCGAGAAAAAAAACAGAAAAAAATGTTTGGAACAGCATGGAAATTGCGGTGTAATCTTAGTGATCGAAGAAAAAACCGGAGGATATTGACATGTTTATGCACGACACTCTGCTCAAAAAAGGCGAAGAATCGCTTCAACGGACGAATTTCAAGACGTACCGCGTGTATCGCGGGCGTAATGACGCCGAAGCTAACATCTGCGACACCATAACCCGGGAGGAAGCCTTGGTATTGTTGCCTGAGGCCATGACGCGGTGCACGTACCAGGACTCCAACGGGGGCCGGCACTTCGCTATCGAACTGCCATAGACCCCCCCCCCGAAAAGAAGGGCCCCCAACGATCCACCAGAGGGGGGCCCCTTTTAGTGGGGAGTCCCGTTGCGTATTGGGGTCCCCATCCAGCCCCTCTGTCTGTATATAAAAAAAAGGGTATCCGGGGACCACTATTCAGTCATTATCTATCAACAACTGGTATATGACGTTTTACAGTTCAGCGACTATCAATGCTTCTCAATACTGTCATCATCTATCAATATCTGTCAAGTCTATTTATCTATCATCTTCTGTCAATATCTATCAGCGTCTAACTATTTTCAGAAAGTTATCCAGAGACCCGAGAGTTGTAGCGTATGGTATATATGGCAACGACGGAGGAGTTGCCAATTTTATATAGGCGTGCGCTGGTCGGTTGTCAGGCTGCAAGCGCTCCGGCGGAGCCTACGCTGGCAGCCTTCCACCGGACCAGCGATATATATAGTGATGACCTAACGGGGGGAGTGCAGAGGGGGGATTGGCGATGCATGACGAGATGGTTGAGGGTGAGTACAACGGGCGTGTGACACTCCAGGAGGATGGCACGACGTATGTTATAATGTCCGAGTCGGACATCTTGCCGGCCTGGGTACAGACCTGGTTCATGGCTGGGTATGGGTGGTTGGTTCGTTTGTCGGACTACAAGGAGTGGGTGGGGGATTTGCAGTGATGGATGTTGTGACTGGTGATGAGTTGGTACCACGCCGTTCCCCTCTTGCTCGCCCGGATCGCAGAACGGGCAACCTGGAGGAGGATTTGAAGCTGGTGCCCGAGGTGGCCAGTGATGCAATGGCGCGGTTGATTGCTGGTGCGACCCCTCATCGACCGGAGGCGTGGAAGAAGGCGTGGCAGATCATTGCCGCCCGGACGGTCACTGTGGAGAAGCTGGAGCGGATCATGGCCGATGTGGTCGAGTCCGCCCTGGAAACCAACGAGAATGTGAAGGACCGCCGGAAGGCGCAGCAGCTGGTCCTGGACGCCATTGATAAGCTCTCGGCGGATGAGGCTGCCTATGCCAAGGGCCAGCAACCGGTGATGGTCCAGATCAATTTCAACGAGAAGCCGCAGGACTACTTGCGTGTTCAGGGGGAGTGAGAATGAAGGCGGCAGTGATGTCGGTGGATGAGTACCGGAACTTGTTGGGTGTGCCCAGGGGCTACCGCGCAGTCAAGGCCTCCCTGAATGACCAGTTCATCGAGGTGTTCTTTGAACCGGTCAATGACCCCTGGCAGGAGGTGGTGAGGCCGCTGGAATACCACCACCCGGTCAACCCCAGGGCGGACAATGTTGAAAACACTGCGTAGCGAGGAGATTAGATGGTGAGTCGCAAGGGGTTTGATGTAGGGGAAGATGCCGAGGTGGGTGAAAAATGGCGCGAGGGTCTGCCTACCCGCCACGGACACCCGTCCGGGGAGGCGGAGAGGTCGCCCGAATGGATGACTTTGAGTAAACTCCGCACTGGTGTTGTAGGGGCCATTGCTGAACTTAAAGCCGCCGCATGGTTACTGGGACAGGGCTTCGAGGTCTACCAGTCGGTGTCACAACACTGTTCGGCGGACCTGGTGGTTGTCATCGATGGGAAGCCCCGTTTTGTCGAAGTCAGGACCGCCCACCAACGAAAAGGCGGTACCGAGTTTTCAGTAAGTCGGCACATCTCACGGCACGCCACTACGGACGTGGTATTACTGGCCTACATCGTTGAATGGGACGAGTTCCGATGGGTGTGAGATTTAGTGTATACGGGGCCGAATTAGAGGGCTTTCTGTGCTGGATGGGTAATCACCCCAAAAGACGCCCAGACCGGCCTCTTTGGTCATTGTGGGGTCTTATAGAGGCATTGTGGTAAAAGAGCAAGAACAGCAGAATACCAAGACTGTCAGCATCTCCCTGAAAAAGCCCCATGCGGGGCAGCAGCGGTGCATCGACCAGGCCAGCCGGTTCAATGTGGTCACTTGTGGTAGGCGATGGGGAAAGGGCTTGGCGCTTGATACCCCCATCCCCACCCCTGATGGCTGGAGGACCATGGCCGACTTGCGACCTGGGGACCGAGTGTTCGGTTCTGACGGGAAACCGACTCGTGTCACCTGGGTATCAGAAACGCACCATATCGACTGTTTCCGGGTGACCTTCTCGGACGGGACAGAGGTAGTGACAGACTCTCAGCACAAATGGCTCGTCGAGTCCAAGACCGACCGGAAGTCCAACAGTAGGTTCTCCCTTGACCGGAACCGGGTCGTCACGACTCCAGAGATGCTTCAGGGGCTCGGCCACAATGGCGAGAGAAACTACTCAGTCCTGGTGGCGAAACCCGTCGAATACCCCAAGAAAGACCTGCCGCTCGATCCTTACCTCTTAGGTTGCTGGCTGGGCGATGGGAGTTCGTCGGGGGGGGCGATGACGGGCGTCGATCCGGAGATATTCGAGGCGTTCTATGATGCCGGATTCAAAGCGGGGAAGACAGATGACGGATATACTCGCTCGTTTCTCGGACTGAGAGCGGTTCTGAAGGGGATGGGGCTGCTGCTCAATAAGCATGTCCCCGAAGAGTATCTCTACTCCGCTGCAGAGGACAGGCTCTCGCTACTCCAGGGGCTTATGGATACCGACGGGTACATATCCCCCGGTGGTCATGCCGAGTTTTGTAACACGAACTTACAGATTGCCGAGTCTGTACTGGAGTTAGTCCAGTCCCTCGGCATGAAAGCCACCATGTTGTCAACCCGCGCGAAGCTACGCGGTGTCGATCATGGGCCTAAATATCGTGTCAAATGGACCCCAACCCTGCCCGTTTTCCGTCTTCAACGGAAGTTATCGAGAGTCAAGACTCGGCCTAAGGGGGATGTGACTCGGCGATTCGTTATAGCCGTCGAATCCGTCCCATCCGTGCCGACACGTTGCATCAGCGTGGAAGCCGAAGACCGCCTGTTCCTTTGCACAAGAGCGTTCATCCCCACCCACAATAGTGAAATGGGCGCGATGTTGCTCATCCCGACGGCCCTCAAGGGGTTTCCTGTCGCCTGGTACGCACCCACCTATGGCGCGATGCAGGAGTTATGGCGGTTGGTCCTGCACACCATCCCCCAGGAGTTGATCGAGACTCGGAACTCGCAGGATTTCCGGTTGGTCCTCAAGGGCGGGGGTGTCATCGAGTTCTGGGCCATCGACTCGGACCCGGATGCCTCCCGTGGCCGCAAGTACAAGATGGTGGTCATCGACGAGGCTGCCAAATCCCGCCATTTGCAGCGGGCCTGGGGCTATGTCATCGCCGCCACCCTCCTGGACTACCAGGGGCAGGCGTGGTTCCTCTCCACACCTGCCGGGAAGAACTTCTTCTTCACTCTCGCGGAGCGCGGCAGGGACCCTGAGAGGCCCAACTGGACCTATTACCACGCCCCGACCATCGACAACCCCTATATCCACCAGTCCGAGGTGGATATGCTCAAGGGCGACCTGTCCGAACACGAGTTCCGGCAGGAGATTCTGGCCGAGTTCCTTGAGGGGGTTGGTATCTTTTTCGGGGATTTCGAGGAAGACAAGCACACCTGCGTCCCCTACGAGGTGCCGCCCCACTGGAACTACATCGGGGGGTACGATGACGGCTGGGCGAGCCCCGCTTGCTTCCTGCTGATGGGTATTGACCACTCTGGCGGTGTCCATGTGATCGACGAATGGTACGGAACACACGCGACGGACCCCGAAAAAGCCCAGCACGTCCTCAATGTCATCCAGCGCAATGGCCTGGATCGCAAGAGAATCCCGATTTATGCGGATACTTCGGTCTGGGGTGCGGTTGGACGTGCCCAGGGGCTCGGCGTGAGGCCGGTTGAGAGCTTCTGGAGCCAGGGTTTGCAGATGGTGAAGGCCTCCAAAGACCGCAAAATCGGCTGGGCGAAGATGAGGGCGCATATTCGCCGCGCCGGGGGCTTTGAAATCTTCAAAGGGCGGTGTCCTAACCTCATCAACGAGATGCTCCACGCCGTCACCGACGAAAAAAACATCGAAGACCTCGATACGGATCAGTCAGACCACGCCCTGGATGCCTGTAGATATGCCATAATGCAGCACCATGCCATACCAGCCGACCCCCTTGCTGCGCCAGAGGAACCGGAGCCCGATTACCGTCCCGCCTGGTTGAAGAATAAGGACAAGGAGCCTAACGAATACCTGGCAGGCACCGCCGACGAGCCGATGTTTGAAAATTCCGCCTACATTTGACCGTTCATCGCGTATAGTATAGATGGCTGGGGGCGGTCATGGTCGAGAAGAGCCAGCCTGTAGCCTCCGCAGGTGCATAGTCCCCAAGTGGCTTCATCCCGCGCCCCCAGTTTCCATTCCATCGGGTCGGTGACGACTGGAGACTACGCCTAAAGGACACGCGCCCCCGTGGCGTGAAAAAATGAATGCCTGTAGACGATGGACGGCTCCCCCAGGGGCTTCGGTCGCTGGGTGGCGGATTCAGTGGGAATCCAGCCGAATAACCCGCCCGTGCTCAAGTACGGGCTGAGTGTGTGGTGTTGGGGTCCGACTCCTCCGCACCACACACCACTAACGCCTGATAGCTCAATGGTCAGAGCGGTTTCCTTATAAGAGACTGATCCAGGTTCGATTCCTGGTCGGGCAATATGAAAAACATCAAAACCTTCCTGTTTGCGCTCCTGGCAATCTGCCTCGCCGCCCCGTCCTACGCCCAGTTGCCGCCCCTGACGACTGTCGTCGAGCACGGTACCACGACACAGACGGGGTACACGACTATCACCCCCTTCAACTTTGTCTGTAACGCTCCCGCGGGGTACACTTTCCACGGGGATGTCCTCATCACTGAAATCCGCTGGCAGGGCGAGTGGCAGGTGATTGATGAGCCGTTCAACGCCACCCTGAGTGGCGTACCCTACGCGGCCTCTGGTTCTGCGTCCTCGAAGAACTTCTGGTTCACCATCAAGAACGGCTCGACCTGGCCTTTCCACGCCGACGGGACGGTGACTGTCAAAGCGGTCTACTGGTACGGCGTCCCATATGCCGTGCAGACGAAAACGCACACCAACCTGTTCATCCTGGAGGGGCACCCGTTCTACTCCGTCCTGGCTGACGAGATTGCCGAGGTTTCCCTGCCGTGGTGATTGCGCTGACCGCGTTGCTACTCATCTCCTCTGTTGTGAACACCGCGATCCTCTGGATTTTACCCCAGAGGATTCAACTACGAGTGACCCGGATCATGGACGGGTACGAAAGCGAATATCTCTAAATGGCGTACAAGAAGAAAGAGTCCGAGGCTCCCGCCGTGGAGACTGAAGAGACTGTTGTCCCCGGCCAGATCGACACTCTCGCCGAGTTCGAGCCAGCTTTCAAGGCGATTGCTGAAGTCATCGACCACTCCCTGCGGTACACCTTCCGACATTCTGGTGAAGAGCGGACCGCGCTTGAGGATTTCCTCGCCGAAGTGTACCGTCGGGTCGCTGCTGAAGACTGATAGAATGAAGGCGATCCCCTGGTTCAAGACTTGCCCAAAGTGTCATACGATGTTGTACACATCGGCGCTGCGGCGCTTTTGTAGTCGGGACTGCCAACGGTCTTTTTGGCGGGACTCGCCGGACTATCGGAACGACCGAGTGGGTAAAGAACGGCACCGTAAAACGGGGTGGACGCCAGATGAGTATAACGCCGCCTACGAGCTACAGGGTGGACTTTGTGCGATCTGCGAGTCGCCGTGTAGCTCGGGTGATAAATTAGCTGCCGACCACAATCATAAGACGGGCGCGAAGCGGGCGCTGTTATGTGGAAAGTGCAACCGAGCAATCGGTTACTTCAACGATAATGTGCGGCTACTCCAGAGGGCTTTAGAGTACGTTGATAATTACGAAGGCCAGCCTCCCGGATGAAATTATTTGACAACTGGTTGCGGCGTCAGAACCCCATGGATTCTGACGAGGTTGAGGTGCGTGATGATCCTTCGGAGTTGTCTGAGGATGATGCCGTCCGGCTGGTTAATAAGCGGGCCGAAGAATCACTGAAGGCCCGTGCCGACCAAGAGGGTAAGTGGGCTGTCGCCTTGGCGAATGAGGCGAGCATCCAGTGGGTTGAATGGGACCCTGCGGCCAAGACGCTGAAGACACTCATCAACCCTGATAGCGCCAAGACCCGGATCAGGTGGAGGACGTACAACCTGATCCGGCCCATGGTGAAGAAACTTGTCGCCAACGCCACCAGGAACAAGCCAGCGTCGGTCTTCCAGCCCCAATCCCCGGATAACGAACTCGATCAGAGAGCCACCGAGGAAGCCCGCGACCTGGTGTCCCATTACGGGGTGAAGTTCTGCGACCAGGCGACACTGCGGAGTATCGCTCACTTCAACTATACCGCTACCAGCGTCTACTACAAGCAGACCTGGGACCCCGATGCCAAGGCGTTTGTCCCGTCCCAGTTCGATCCCGCCACCGGCCAGCCACTCGCGTTCGAGGAGGCCCCCGTGGGAGACATCTGCGAGCGGGTGGTACCAGGCCCAGAAATCCTGGTCGATCCCCGTGACATGTCTCCGAACCTCAGGGATGCCCGTTGGATCATCCACGCCCATGTGATGTCCACCACAGAGATCAAGGACCGGTGGGGTGTCGCCGTCCCGGCGGATGGCAAGGGTGCTATGAATGCCGAGCGGGTGGGTCCGTTCCTGGCGATGATGGCGAAGAACGCCTCCAGTGGTGCGACCCTCGGGTATGGGCGGGAGATTCCGGAAAACACGGCTCTTGTCTACGAGATGTACGAGAAACGGAGTAAAGAGCGACCCGAAGGATTGATGATTGTCTGCACCTCCAAGAAGGTCATCGCCCAGGGGCCGCTCCCATACAAGTGTGTGGAGTTCCCGTTCATTGCCATTGGCCTCGATCCGTCCCCGGACAGCCCTTACTGCCGTGGGGTCGTTGAGGACCTTGTGGCTCCGCAGATGGACCTCAATCGGTTGTTCTCTCGCATCCTGGAGCGGATGGAGTATGACAAGCTGACGGTGACTGCGGTCAAGGGTGCCGGCATGGGCGCTGACGCCTTCGAGGAGAACCGCCACATGCGTCGGGTCTATGTGGACCAGGCGGCGGGCATTGGCGGGTATAACGTCTCCCAGCCACCCCCGATCAATCCTGAGTGGATCACGATGATCGACATTATCAAGCAACAGTTCCAGGATATTGCTGGGGTGCATGATGTGTCGCAGGGCGAGGGTGGTAATGGTATCACCGCCGGGTACGCGATCCGGCTCCTCCAGGACGCGGACACCTCGCAACACTCCCAATACTACCAGGCTATCGAGGAGTTCTGCGCGGAGCGCGACCGTCGCCGGATCGCTCTCGCCAGCGAATTCTTTGCGGAGCCGCGTCAGATCAACACCGACCTGACCACGCAGGGCCCGGATGGGCAGTTGACGGTCAAGAGCCATACCTTCGAGGGGTTGCTCAACGGCGGCAAGACCAGAGTCTCAGTCATCCCCGGATCAGCCACTCCGAAATCCCCCGAGATTGTCAACGAGGAGTTGAAGCAACTCTACCAGATCGGGGCGTTTGGGCCTCCCGGCGACCCCAATGCGAGCCGGATGCTGTTCTCCTTGCTCAAGATCAACGACTCCAGCAAGATCGTTGATATGCTCTCCGAGATCGCAGACCAGCAGGCGCAGCAGATGGAACAACAGGCCGCTCTGGCACAGTTGCAGGCGGTGGCAGGGGCGAGCCAATCGACCCTCCAGGGGGAGGCGCAGCTACATCAGGCTATGAACCCGCCCAAACCAGCATCAGGAGCCAAGAAGTAGTGGCAATAATTACCAGTACCTACTACAGCCACGACGACAGGCTGAACAGCTACCGGTGTCGCGGGCTGACGCTGGACGGCACGACTGACAACCGTGCGATCCTCCAGGCGACCCTCGATGCCGCTGCCGCGACGGGCGGGGTGGTCTACTTGCCGTCCGGGAATATCCGGGTCCGTCTGAACAGCACCCCCGTAACCCCTGACGCCAACGGCGACATCGCATCGCTCGCCTATGGCATCTCGGTTGGGGCGAACACGCGCATTGTCGGCCACCCGAATACCGTCCTGGTCTTCAACGAGACTCTCAGTTCCGGTCACCAGGCGTGTATCTATGTGGCGGCGGATAACGTGTGGATTCAGGGCATCCAGATCAACAACTCGGTATCCACCTCCGGGAGTGCGAATAATCAGCATGGAATTGTCGTTTTCGGTTGTGATGACGTTGTTATACGGGATTGTCGCATCTATAACTGTGCTGGTGTTGGCTGTTATCTTCACGGGGATTCTGATTCCGTGTCTTCGCGAATCAATCGAGCTCGCGTTGAACGATGCAGCTTCCGAACATCCCGTGGGGTTGGTATCAAGTGTACCTACGCCCAGCAGTTCTTCTTCCTCGACACCCACTTCCTCACCGGACAATCCACAGCCGTCGATTCACCGGCATTTTCTCTGAAGCAGGTCGATCAGGGTGTCATCAGCCGCGCGACTCTCAACGCGTGGGGTCCGATTTGCTCACTGGACGGCAGTGCCGCTACCAGTAGCATCAACATTTCTGATATCCTCCAGGCACTCCCTGCAACTCTCCACAGCCGGACCGGGATTTACACAACGGACGCGTCTCCTGCCATTACTGGTCTTGTGATTGGACGTATCCTGGTAGATGGTACCGCTGCCACCAGTGGCACAAACACCATGTTCTATCTCCGTGGCGTCAACACCGCATCCATCTCCCAGATAAACATTTATGGTGGTGGAGGGGCGCTCACGACGTATGATATAATTGGGACTTCGGTTTCCGTGAGCGGTTGCCTGGACAGTATTGGGTCCGCTACCAGCACAACCGCCTCATTTGGCGGCACGAACGGGTCCAAAATCCAGGTCGGTGGCTGCTCATTCGGTGGTAGCGCCGCGTTCTCCACGGGCTGCACAGCGATCTCGGGCAACTCCTTCGTGGGTGGGGTGACGCTCTCCAGTATAACCTATGGCAACTTCGTCGGGAACCATGCGTCCCCAGCCTCGGGTGCTGCCCTGGCGGTGAGTTCTTGTACTGATGTCCTGATCTCAGGGAACGACTTCCTCACCAACCTTAACTCCGGAAACTCGGTCACTCTCACCTCCTGCACTCGTTGCCACTATGCCGCAAACCGCTGCCATAACGTCGGCAGTGTCACCGCCCTGGTGAGTGATGTGTCGGGTAACACGAACTGCGCTATTCATACCAGCTTCGGTAGCTCCACTGGTGGAGTCGCCACCCACTCGGCGTTCGCTTCAAATCTTAACAATTACGACCTGTGAGACGATAGATTACAACAAATGCCAAGAGGTGTATACAATCCTGTCGAGAAGAATTGCGAAGATTGTGGCATCATCTACCTGAGGACGCATAATTCGAGAAAGACCTGCGGGTTCTGCCAGTCGATTAGAACCAGGGTCGAGAAATCGCAGAGAGTCGCCCGACTAAAGGAACACAGGGAGGTAATCAGGCTTTCACGGGCGTGTCAGGACTGCGGCGTCTCCCTTGCCGATTCTTATAAAAACTCTAAGCGCTGTATCGCCTGCGCCGAGTTGGTGAGGAGACGCAGGTGTAAGGCCAACGCGGTGGCGATCAAAGGTTCCACATGGACCGAAGAATTGTACTCTCAGAGGCTCGACGAGCAGGGTGGATTGTGCGCCATCTGCGGGCAGAAGTGTAACACCCACGCATCATTGTCGAGAGATCACAACCATGAGACAGGCGAGGCGCGAGGCTTGCTCTGTATGAAGTGCAATACGGCCATCGGCAAGTTCGGGGACAGCATTGAGTTGCTTGAGTCTGCGATAGCTTATCTCAGGAAGTATCAATAAGTGGCACTCACGGTTACAAGCGATTATGTCAGGGACGATGAGTCCTCCACCTTCACCGTCATCGGTCTTGTCACCGACGGGGTGACGGATAACCGCACCAAGATTCAGGCTGTGATTGACGCCTGCAACACTGCCGGGGGTGGGGTGGTCCTCCTCCCCGGCGGGGACATCTACTGTAGCCACGGGTCCGCGTACAATAGCGGGTGGGGCCATACGGTGATGAACTCCCTCATCGCGAGCCTGGAGATCAAGTCGAACATTCACCTGTGTGGCACAGGCACCACGAAGATTATCACCCCATCCACCACCCCATCGGGGTCTTCTGCCAGAATGTCACTCCTGACGCGCTCTGGCACCTCCAATGTCACCATCTCGGGGATCAAGTTCAATGGCTCGGCGATCTCCTCTGACTCGGAGTCGGACTCCTATGGCATCACTCTGGTCGGGGACAACTCGGCTGGCGACGTGCGAATATCGGATTGCGAGTGGTCGAACTACCGGGGGCGCATCATGCTGGCGAGGGGGCGCGACTTCACCAGTTCCGACGCCTCGGGATCGTTGACCCCCAGTGCTGCCAAGTGGGTCAGCCGCGTTTCTTGCAGGGGTAATCGGATCAAGGACAGCATCGGCAACGGCTTCGGATTCTTCGGTTGCATCGACAGTGAGAACGATGTCACCTTCCAGAACGACCTCCTGAAGATCGCCGACTCCGGCTCCGCAGAACCAATCATCGCCCGTGGCTATCATAATCTCCGCGTATCCCGGCAGTGCATCCGCAACTGGGGTGGTGGAATCACGCTTGGGGCGAATGTGACCGCGAACGCAAAGAACCAGAACGTCGTCATGGCCGACCTGGTTTGGAAAACCTGTTCGGTGGAAGGCGATCCGCCCCCGTATAGTGGGGTCAATGCCAGCGTGAGAGAGGTGGACGTGGCGTCCTTCGGTGGCGGCACGAACACCTATATCGACCGTGGCCTATTCGTTGGCTTCAACATGGACGAGCGCGGGCGGTGGGGTGCTAATTCCAAGGCGTTGTTCTTCTGCGAGCAGTCGGAACTCCTCGGGTTCCATAATAGCGTGATGTTCGAGGACACCACCGACTATACTGTTTACAACACGACAGATATGGCGGTCGACGCAGTAGACGACACCAAGGTATCGAGCGCGTCGTTCACATTCAACAGCGACCATATCGGCTCGCTCCTCAATGTGAAATCGTCCTCCCCTGTCGGCTGGTATGCCTCGGGTGTTACCGGCGGGCTTAACTACCGCATCGTGGGGGTTGATTCTGGTGCCGCTCTTTTGGCATCGTCCCCTGCCCCGGCGGGTACCACTGGCGGCGACACCCAGATGAATAATGGTGGTGGCCCCATCAAGTCGGGTGGGTATGGGTTCCTCGCTACCGGGGTTGCCCATTCCCGGGCGACCACAACCAGCGACTCCTCGGCGACTCCGGCATCGGCGGCTGTCCAACTCGGTGCCCCGGGGCAGACGATCACCGACCCCACGCGCAGCCACCTGGCGTTCAACTCCCTGGACGCCTCCCTGTCCAAGCGGCACGGGGCGGTGTGCATCTTCGGTAACTACGGGCAATCCTGTGGTGGGTACTCCCCGAAAACCGCCGGCACAGCGCGGTCTGGTATCACCTGCGGTAACTGCTATATCCTCGAATCTGTCACCGATGACGATGGGCTCAGGGCGGACAACTCGCAGGACAACTCGCGGATGAGCTTGTTCATGAACACGCAGGTTATCAACCAGGTGTCGGCGTCCACCCGGATGTCCAACTTCACACACGCGACCACCACCTTCGCGGGTATCGCCTGCAATCTTGCCCGGAACCGGAGCACCGGCACGAACGGCTACTACATCGCGGGCGGGGGTAACATCTACGTCCTCAACAACCTCTACTCCCGCTCGGGTGGGACGCTCAACGTCACGGTGGGTGGCGGGGGTGTCAATTCCAATAATGCGAGCTTCAGCGGCTAATGGACGGGTTCTACTCTGACATCTGGCGGGCCGGGGCCTCCTTCGACTGGGGCTTGTTACCCGGCGAGATTTTCGCCTCGTCGTCCCGGGTCGGCGACATCCAGATTAGCTCTGTCTCGCCGGCATCGGGCGGCGAAGGCTCCATCACATACCAGTGGTACTACTCGACCTCCTTGCCGTCCGGAGGCGACTACGGGTCGATTGTTTCTGGGGCGACATCGACCGCCCTGGTGGACAGCAACCCGGCGGTCAGCGGGGGTAGCTACTACTATACCAGACTGGCCACCGACAGCGTTGGGAGGCAAGCCGCTGTCACCACGAATGTTCTTGTAGATTTCGCGCGTAGCTGGAATATAGACCACTTCGCATTGTTCAGGAGGAAGAGTTACATCAAATGAGTGTGAGTACCAATCCGCTGGTGAATCCAGCACCCGGCCCCGCTACAACTGGTGCAGACCCGAACGCAATGGGGTTGCACCAACGACAGACGGCTGCGGAGTCCAAGTCGCTTGTAGAACAGGCTGAAGCGCCAATTGGTCTTGACTGGTTCGAGGAGAAGGCCCAGGAAGAGGCTAAGACCGGCGTTGAAGAGCCCGATGGTGGGGAAGAGGGGGCTGAGACTCCCGACTCGGACGAGTACACCCCCGAAGAGATCGAGCAACTCATCAACGACCTGGGACTGGTACCGGAGTCCGAGGTTATCGAGCCGGATAACAATGACGAAACCTCGAAGGCGCTCGAACTTGTCGCCAAGGCTGCCGGGTTCGCGGACTTCAACGAGTTACAGGCCCATATCCGCGAGAACGAACTGAAGGAGAAGATCGAGAGCGCCCTGGCGAAGCGGGAACAAGACCTGATTGAAGATGGATACGACGAGGACATCATCAAGCAGCAGCTTGAGATCGACCGCCGAGAACTCCAGGTCCAGGCCCGCGAAATCCAGATCGCCGAGGCGCTTGCGGAGCAGCAGGTGGCGAAGGTCATCAAGCAGTTCCCTCTCGCTCCAGCTGGTCTGGTGCGTGAGTTCGCGGTGAGCGCCCCCAAGGCGGACCTCGCCGCGTTTGCAGAGAAGCTCCATAACACCGTCAAGGCGGACCGGGCGAAAACCATCGCCCAGTACGCCACCAAGAAATCGGGGGATGCCGCTCGAACCGGCGTCGTCCGTAACGCACCCAATGGCTCACCAGCGGGGGCGACTCGCCCGAAACCCGGCGCGACTGAATCCGATTCGTGGATGAAAGTCTTAGGGTTCTAATTCATTCGCACTCATAGGAGTCTATCATGGCTACCGCCGATTCCAGCGCAATGACGCTGGACAAATACGCGATCCAGAGTGAAGACCCTGCGGTTAAGAAGATCACTTTCAGCCTTTACAAGACTGTCAGTGTCCTCAAGCATATTCCGCTGGTGACTGACCCCTCGATCTATCAGAACGGCGTCCGGTACACGGACAACCTCCCCACGGTTTCCTGGGGGCGGATCAACGAAACCCCGGTGGTTACTTCCGGCAAACCCCGCCCTTACCAGGCGGAAATTGCGATCATCCGCAATGCCTTCCAGTATGACCGCCGGATCATCGCGCAGAAGAACCACATTGTTGACCCGATGAAAGTCGATTTCGACGCGTGGATGGAGTCTCTCCAGTACACGTTGAATAGCACCTTCATCAACAACAATCCTGCCGACGAAACCAACGGCGATGCAAAGGCGTGGACTGGTATCCGTACCCGTCTCGACAACCCCTCGACCTACGGTCACGACTCGAACTGCAAGGTCGATGCGGGTGGGGCCGATCTCACCACCTCGATGACCGCCACTACAGCGCAGAACTTCCTGGAGAAGTTGAAGGAAGCCATCTACTCTATCGACGCCACGGGTGTCGGTGAGGGGGTGGTTGCCTACTGCAACGACCTGCTCCTGCGCCGCATCGAGCGAGCTATCGCTATCTCGGGTGAGTCTGCCGGGTGGGATGTGTCCAAGGACGCGTTCGACCGGCAGTTCAAGACCTTCCGTGGGGTCCGCTTCGAGAACATCGGCCACAACTCGCCGACTCGCAGCGCCTCCACGCTCATCATCAAAAACACTGAAACCTCCGCTGGCGCGGACGGTGCCAGTACGTACACGTCCCTCTACCTGGTCAAATACGGTGAGGGTAGCTTCAGCGGTTGGCAGACCAACGCGCTGAAACCTGAGAACATGGGCCTCTCGAAAGAGAACGGCGTCCTCTACAACGTCGTTGTGGACTGGGGCGTTGGGCTCTGGGTTCCCAGCCTGTTCTCGGCTGCCCGCCTGTATGGAATCAAGGTTGCGTAGGGTAAAGGAGTAACACTATGGCTGCTGATGCCCTTCGCGTATTGCGAGCGACCGGACTCGCCGCTGTCACTGGGGATACCAACGGTTCCGCCGTTGACCTCAAGACCGGCACCCCGCTCGGCACCCCGTTGTATGCCCGTGTCCGATCCTACCTGAACGGTAGTTCGAGCACCTCCTGGGTCTTCCATATCGAGGGCTCGAGCGACAACTCGAACTGGTATCGAATCTCCAGCTACGGGCTGCTGGGTGTGGCTGACTCGTTGACTGCCGACGGTTATAAGACCGTCTGGCTGCCGGTGGTCACGAAGCTGCCGTATATCCGCCTCGTGGCTGACAACACGGGTGGTACCGCTGGCGCCCTGGTTTACTCGGGCGACCTGGTACTCTCGACCGGTCAGTAGGACTGAAAGACACGGCAGATGGCTACACGTTCTGACATCAAACAGCAAGTCGCGCTGCTCCTGGGTGAAACCTGGGACACGGAAGCGGGGAACGAGCCGTTCTGGCTCGACAAGCTGGTGGATCAGGCCGTTGTAAACATCTGCCGTGTCACCGACTGTTACTACACCTCTGCGACGTATAATATAGATGGGAGTCCGACTCCCGACGAATATATCCCGCTGGATTCCAACGCCCCGTACAAGATCAAACGGATCGAGGTGTTGGACTCGGCGGATAATGTCTACAGTCTCATCAATGACGAGGGGATCGTCACTGCCTCCTGGGCGGACTTCCATATCCCGCGATGGCGGACCGACCCGGCGTCGGGTGTTCCGGATGTCGCCATTATCGCCCGACCCAGGCTGTACCTGTATCCCCGCCCGGACTACGACAAGACCTCGGGTGTGACGCTGTATGGATACGGTTTCCCTGCTGCCTGGGCATCGAACTCTTCGACCTTCCCACTGGAGGACAGGGCCATCGGCGCGGTTGTTTACGAAGTGGCATACCTGCGGTGCATCCAGTTTCCTACGCAGGAAAACATGGCGCGGCTTCCGTTCTTGGACCAACAGCGCCGATTCAATACCGGGAATCTCGAAGCCGAAATCGCCATCGAGTATGACCGATCCAGATACGGGAGCATCAACTTCTAATGGCTATCCTTACTAAAGCCTCGACCATCGCCAGCGTCCTCACGACTGAGTTGAACTCGCTCGCGGATAGCACAAACTCTTCGGCCTCTTCGGCATTGAGTTATGTGGTGGCGGACTCTGGTCATCGTTACCCCCTCGCCCATATCACGCTCACGCTGGCCGCACAGGGGGCTGCTCGTTCGAGTGGCGCGAAAGTGAAGGTCTATGCAGTATGCGCTGCGGATGGGACGAACTATGACGATGTGGAGCATACAGGTGCCACCCTGCTCTGCTCGTTCAACCTGGATGCCGTGACGACCGCTCGGCAGCACTCCCAATGGCACATCGCCCTCCCGCCCTCCGCCTTCAAGATTTTCGTCCGGAATGAAACGGGGCAAGCGTTCGCGGCATCCGGGAATCTCATCGAACTGAACTACTACTCGGACGATCCGAGGGCGAGCTAATGGGACTCATCACTCTCAAACACGGGAACCGCCACAGGGCCGATGGTTCCGACCCGTTAGAGGCCACCTCGGACGGTATTTATAATACCACCACTCTTGGGTATGGGAACCTGGGGTCCTGGGATTTACCGCCCCATGCCAACCCCTCCCTGTGGTGGGGATATACTGAGGACTTCAACTCTACCCGTGCCGGCAACGGGTTTGGGTATGCGGGGAACGCTATCGAGGCGGTTAGCGGGACGGGGACCATCAATACCGCTGCTGTCGGGCAGCAAGGTGGTTTTGGGTGGCTGACCGCTGGCCTCGGCACAGGTGGTAGTACATCGGACTACGCGTTCTGGGGCAACACCTCGCAGAGCCCGATCCGACTGGGGGGTGGAGAGGTAATCCACCGCTGGAGGGGTAGGTTCTCCGCACTCTCGGACGGTACCGACACCTACGGGTTCCGGACTGGCATCATGGACACATCCTCCGGGACGGGTGTGCCTACAGATGGGGTCTACCTGAGATACCTGTCAACCACCTCTGCTAACTGGCTATTGGTGGCAGTGAATAACGCCAGTGAGACTGTTGTGGACACCGGTATTGCGGTATCGACATCGAACCAGTCGGTGGGCCTCAAGATCAATGCAGCCGGCACCAGCGCCCAATTCGTGTATCTGTCGAATGGTATCTGGATTCCGGCGGGCTCTCCGGTGGCTTCAAATATCCCCACTGGGTCGGGTAGGGAGACTGGATTCGGGTTCATCATCTACCGGATCGCGGGCACCACCAATCGCACCGTCACCACGGACTACCACTCTACCTGGTGTCGGTTCACGAGTATGCGCTAATGTCGTACA